AGGTTTGTACGAGACTATCCGTGATGGTCTTAAGCAGCCTACGTATACTAAGCGTATTGGGGATGAGATGAAGCTTGAGGAGACTGAGTTCGAGGGGAACAAGAAGATTTATATCATCACCAAGATCACTACGATTGATTACACTAAGTTTCAGCTCGAGACAAGGCTGAAGCCTAAGAAGTAATCAGGTAGCTCCCGTAGCACAACCGGATAGTGCAACAGCCTTCTAAGCTGTAGGTTGTGGGTTCGAGTCCCGCCGGGAGTACAAAAATGTTTGTATATATTTGTACTTAAACAAATTTGTTATGGACATTTCAGCATTTATCATGAATAACATTGCCGAGTTGATCGTCGGAGTAATGGCATTCGCAAAATTGATTGTTAACCTCACTCCTACGGAGAAGGATAACCAAGTATTTGGGTACATCGATTCACTTCTTAATATGATTATCAAAGATCGTATTAAGACTCCCAAAGAATAAAGGGTGGCGACCTACGCCAATTAGTTTTTTCATAACCCGATTAGAAGGCCGCTCAAAACGTTGAGTGGCCTTTTCTATGCGCTTGTAGCTCAGTGGTTAGAGCATCCGACTCATAATCGGCAGGTCGTAGGTTCAAGTCCTACCAGGCGCACACATCCCTAAAATTTATGAAGCATGTAGTACACCCTCAAACATTTGCTGGTCTCGGTTACGAGCAGCGGCAAGAAATCGTCATGGTTAATACTTACGAGAAAGGTGAGCTCAGTTGTGTACTAGGTGTAGTACTTCACTACACTCAAGTTACTGAGCAAGAGTTCTCCTCTAAGCATAAATCAAATGACATAGTAACAGCTAGAATGATATTCTCCTCTATATCTAGAGAGCTCTTATGGCACAGGCTCAAGATTATAGGTAAGGTCATGAATAGGCATCATTCTACTGTAATACATCACGTTAAAACCACCCAAGACCTGCTCAAAGTGGACAGGTCTTTTTACCAGATTTATCACAAATGCTTAGAAGAAGCAGAATCTAAACTAACTAAACATGGATTCGAACACAAAGGACTCCCTCCGAGTCTTAGAAGCCAAGTCAGAACTGTTAGAGGCTCAGATAGCAGTCCAACGCAAAGACTTGTCTTCACTCAAGCGACAAGTCGTTAGACTAATAGTAATTCAAAATGAAATGAGATATGACAAAAAGATGGGAAGATCAGTTGGACACGGAACTGGGGACGGGAACATTGAAGATTGAATATGAATTTGATCCCGGAGAGGCAAGAGTAAACCATTACCCTGATGGTAGTGGTAACCCAGGTACACCTCCTAGTGTGACCATCATCAAGATGGAGTACGATTTAGAGAAGCCTGACATAGATTTCGTTAGAAATCTGCAACAAGAAATATTAGATGGAGAACTTACAGATGAAAACCCAAACGATTAAAACAAAAGATGAACAGCAACGAAAGGCACTCAATGCATGGTTTCACAAAGGTTGTACTGGCTCTATTATTGCCGGTACTGGCTTTGGTAAATCTCGCTGTGGGGTACTAGCAGTAAACTTTGCAGTAAAAGATGGGGGTAAAGCACTTGTGCTTGTCCCTACTGTACAGCTGCAAGATCAGTTTAGGCTAGAGTTTATCAAGTGGGGATATGATGACATACTCCCACGTGTAGAGATACTGTGCTATCAATCAGCTCACAAGCTTGAGAATCAACACTATGACATCGTTGTATGTGACGAGGTTCATTTAGGATTGAGCCCAGTATATCGTGAGTTCTTCACCAAGAACAAATACGATAAGCTTTTATGTATGACTGCTACTTTACCTGAAGAGGAAGAGTACAAAGTATTGCTAAGGGTACTAGCACCTACTGCATACACTATCACCCTTGATAGATGTGTGGAACTAGGTCTTGTGGCTCCTTACGATATCATATGTATACCTGTGGAGATGACAGAGGAAGAGAAAGCAGAATACAAGAAAGCCAACAACTTGTTTGTGCAGATGAAGTACAAGCTTGGTGGGTATGATGCATTCAAACAGGCTCAAGCTATACTCAACGGTGCGCCTGGTGACAAAGGTGCAGCAGCTCAGTTCTTTAGAGCTATTAGAGAGCGCAAGCAAGTCGTTCAGCATGCAGAGAATAAACTTGATGCAGCAAAGCAAATTGCTGACTATCACACCAAAGAGAAGATATTGACCTTCGGTGGTACTAACGAGTTTACTAATCTGATGGCTGACAAGCTTGGAGGCGCGGCGTATCACTCTAAGAAGACTATTTCAGAACGAAAGAAGATTCTTAAAACGTTCAATGAGTCTACTACAAGTGTACTGTGCTCTACTAAAGCTTTGAATCAAGGCTTTGATGTACCTGACGTAGGAGTCGGTATCATCGCAGGTCTAGAGTCTAAGACGTTGTCTATGATACAGCGTGTGGGTCGACTTATCAGGTTCAAAGAAGGGAAGCGGGGTAGAATCTATATCCTGTATGTCCCAAACTCACAAGAAGAAAAGTGGTTAGAGAGTGCCACGAAAACTCTCAGTAATGTCAAACGTGAAGACCTCACATCAATTTTAAACAATGCCTAATTACAATTCATGGACACAAGAAGAGAAGGAAGAAGTATTCAAGTCAATAAAGTCTTCTCTTTCTAAAGGTAGAAGTGTGCACCAAGCATGCTCTTTGGCTACAAGACTTCCTATAGTTAAGAAGAACAAGAGAACACTCAGCTCTGTCAAGAACAAGTGGTCACTTCTTAAGAAGGAAATGCATAAAGAGGTATGCTCTCTGTCACTTGTAGACGTAGAGTACGAAGTACCTGTGCAAACCTCAACATCTTTGGAACAGATGTGTGTCAACCTTAGAGAGAAAGGTGCTAAGAAAGCTACCTTCAATCTCATGGGTAAGACTATAACTGTAATCTTCAAGGACTGATGGCTGTCGTAATGAAGACTGGCCCTTGGACTGCTGAAGAGGAAGAGCAGTGTCTGAAGATATATCACAAGTATACTACAGGTGAGAATAAGATGGATATATCAAACGTCAAGAAAGCTGAGCTTCCTCCCGGTAGAACAGTGTGGGCTGTAAAAGGTAGACTGTACAAAGAGTACGAGATAAGGTGCAAAGGTGCAGGGATAGCCACAAGGAGACTAGAGAGAGAGGGTTATATAGTGAAGACTAGTAGTGTCCCGAAGCCCAAAGCCTCTAAGACAGAAGTAACCAAGGTTATAGATGTTCCTAAGGCTAATTCTCCTAGACAGATGTCGTTCAAGATGCCCAACGTGGGTATTGAGATTACAATTATGTTTACAGACAAGTAATGCATATAGAAATTGATACAGATATTCTTAACGATCTTGGAATAAGTGCTGATGACTTTGTATATTTGTATCTCTTGCATGCCAAAGCTTATGATGTAATTAAGATTATATCTATCAAGCCAAACACCGAGGACCTTCAATCGAAGGGACTGATTAAGTTGGGAGAGAGGCCAGAAGACGACATTGTACGTCAGAAGTTCATCGAGACAATCGAGGATTCTTTTGACCGCATGTGGTCAGAGCTTCTCTCCCATTTTCCTCTCAAGGTATACACTAATGGTAACGTGCGTGTTCTACGCGCTAAGGATGCTGACGCTCGTAATAATCAAAAAGCGAAGAAGGCATACCATCGTGTTATTGGGAAGAATGTAGCAAAGCATAACAAGATTGTTAAGTGCTTGGAATACGAACTAGAGTTTCGTAAGAGCAACAACAGTCTTGGTTATATGCAGATGCTACAGACATGGGTTAATCAGCATACATGGGAACAATACGAAGACACCGATGTCGGAAAAACAACAGAACAAGAACGAAGAATTACCCGTAAACTCTAGATTGTTATTACCTCTAGGGCTTGAGCATATATCTAAATCAGTAGAGAAATCTATTGAGAATGTGGTAGATGCTCGAGAGGGTAACAGGAAAGTCTTTTCTACTCAGTGGAATAGACTAAACCGTAATCTTATGGGTGGTTTGCAGCCCGGTAAGATGTATGTTATAGCTGGTCGACCCGGTGTGGGTAAATCAGCCTTTTCTAACCAGCTCATATTCGATGTTCTAGACAAAAATCACGACAGGGATGTCGTTGTCTTGTACTGGAGTTTCGAGATGCCTGGTGAGCAGCAGATACTGCGTGCAGGTTCGAAGCATACCAAGCTTCAAACTGCAGAGCTGTTGTCAGTGGATGGTAAGCTTTCAGCTGAAGGCTATTCTAACTATGTATTGTCTGTGCAGAAGTACAATAAGTATCCTATTTACTTCTGTTCCGTGCCCAAGGATGTACATGAGATAGAACAAGCAGTGCGTAGTGTGAAAGAACAGTTGCACAAACCTACTATCATCAATCTGATCGACCACTCTCGCCTTGTACCCAGCACATTAGACATAGAGTTACTTAAACTCAATCAGTTGTCTAAGACGTGCATGTACATGCAAGCGCAACATAACTCTATCACTATTCTGTTGTCTCAGCTCAATCGTAACATTGAGCAAGAGTTCCGTGCCAAGAATCAATATCAGCCTATGCTGACCGACTTGTTCGGTGGCGATTCTATTGGTCAGGATGCACACGTCGTTATGATGTTGCAGCGTCCGTATGACCTGTATGGTATCACTGAGCAGTATTGCGGTGAAGATCCACGTGGCTTAATGGCTGTCCACGTAGAGAAGAACCGCGATGGCTTACTCGGTATGATACCCTTTGAAACAGACCTATCTACATTCACAATTAATGAGCGAACTAGCACTCCCAAAGAAGGTGGTTAAAGCATCACGCAAATCACCTAAAAACATGATTATCTATGGTCCACCGAAGATCGGTAAGACCACATCATTGTCACAGCTTGATGGCTGTCTTATTATCGACCTCGAGGATGGTAGCGATATGGTAGATGCCCTCAAGATTAAAGTCAACTCTATCGCCGAACTCGGTCAGGTAGGGAAGTCTATTGTAAAAGAAGGAAAGCCTTACAAGTATATTGCTATCGACACCATCACACAGTTAGAAGTGTGGTGCGAGGAGGAAGCAAAGAAACTGTACAAGGCCACACCTATGGGTAAGAACTTCGATCCTGACAACAAGGGATTGTCTGTCCTTACTCTGCCCCAAGGTGCTGGTTACTTGTATCTTCGTAAGGCTTTTATGAAGTGGTTCTTCAATCTCTCCAAGCTTGCAGACCATGTCATTTTCGTTGGTCACCTCAAGGACAAGTACCTTACCAAGAATGGTAAAGAGGTGAAGGCAAACGACTTATCACTGTCCGGTAAGTTGCGTGAAATTGCCTGTGCTAACGCTGATGCCATTGGTTACATATACCATGGAGAGGGTAAAACCAGAATTTCGTTTGACTCAACAAACGACGACACAGCAGGCTCTCGCTGTGAGCATCTACGTGGCCTAGATGCTGAACTTGATTGGAGCAAAATCTTTATTGACTAAACCCACAACAATGTCTATTGACGCAAGAGTAGAGGTTGAGACTGACTCAACCCAAGAGGAAACACCTCAAGAATTGACTATCTCACAACTCATCAAGCACCTCAAAGAGGATGGCATGAGCCGTGATGATATTCGCAAGAAGTACGGACTGACTATAGCAGAGGCGAAGGATATATTCTCTCACCCTAAGCTTAAAGGTTTGCGTGTAAAGAAGTACAAGAGCATACGTGTAACCCTGATTGACGATACTCAGGATAACAACCCTACAGAGGACAATCAAACTGAAATTCAAGACTAATGGCAATTGCATCAAATTCATCAGAAGTAGAAGTATCCGGAGGCGGGATACCGTTGTTTACAGGTATCGCACCTGTGCGTATTGTAGCAGTAAATCCTACTCTAGGTGAGCTTGCTTCTATCGGTGTAAACATGAAGACAGAACCTAACTACTCTGTTGACATGGGAGACAAAACTGGTAAGCTTGCATTCTGGCTACACAATGACGAACACAACTTCACCACAAGGCTCGAGATTCTTACAGGCAACAAGCATCGTAAAGAGTCACAGACAGGTAAGTTCCAAATCACCAACAATTTCGGTCAAGTTACTTGGGCTAAAGAACCTAGTGCAGCTCCGGATTGGTTCAAGTCAGAAGGTGTACGTCGTACTTATCCAGGTGAGGAAATTCTCATTGACTTCGTCAAGGCATGGGCAAACATACCTAACGATGGTGAGTGTGCTTTCGATACCATTGACGATATCTTCCAAGGTAAAGTTGAAGAGCTCAAGAAGCTTGTTACCTCTCTCACAGAGAACAAGGTTAGGGTTATGCTCGGCGTCAAAGATGGTAAGTACCAGCAAGTGTACAACAAGTGTTTTGGAAGACTCAAGCCAAAGCGTGACGATGTCTTCGTAAGAAGACTGAACGATGAATATGGTACCTTTAATGCTGAGTACAACTCAGATCTTCAACTGCAGAGGTATACACCAGGCGTAGTAACACCTAACGAAGAGGCTCCGGCTGCTGTAGAGGCAGACGATCCTTGGAGTTAATGATGAGGGGGAGAGTAGACAAGTGCTCTCCCCCAATACTCATGATTCAGTCAAGACAAAGCGAAGATGTACTCAATAAAGAAACTATACTAGAGAAAGTCTCTGAGTATCAGATCTTTCAGTACTTCTGCTCTCATTTCGAAGAGCCTAACAAGAAGTTCAAGAGCGATCTTCGCGAAGACAATAGTCCTACAGTCTCAATCACTCAATATCGAGGAAGGTTGTGGTACAAAGATTTTGGTTGTCCTGAGCATAGTTTTGATTGCTTCAGTTATATTGGTTTTAAATACAATCTAAATTTTTATGATACCTTACGACATATTGATAGCAACTTTAGTCTTGGGCTCAGCGCTAGCAGTAGCATGCGGAAGCCTGTTAGAAAGCTGGAGAAGGAAATACGAGAGAAAACTCCAGCGAAAATCAAAGTCCGAACAAGAGGCTGGACACAAGAAGACCTAGATTACTGGTCACAATTCGGGATACCGAAAGAGGTTCTCATTATATTTGATGTGCTACCCATCACACATTACTGGATTAATGAACAACGTTTTTCGTGCCCTAGTATCAGTTATCGCTACAGGTTTGACTGCGGTTATAAGATTTATCGTCCTCTTGAAAAAGAGTTTAAGTGGGCTTCGAATGTGGACAGCCAGTGCCTTCAGGGGTTTAGATTACTTCCTCGGAGATACAAAACTGTATATATCACAAGTTCCCTCAAGGATGTTATGTGCCTTAGAGTGCTTGGCTTCCCCTCCTTCGCGTTACAGTCGGAGATGCTCATGCCGTCAAAGGAAACTATCTCCGAAACTAAAGAAAGGTTCGAAGAAGTAATTGTGCTGTATGACAACGACTTCGATAAGAAGCGTAATGCAGGGCAGGAGATGGCAGAAAAGATCTGTCGTGAATACAACCTTACTAATCTAATTATTCCTTCGTATTATCGCGCTAAGGACATCTCTGACCTAGTTAGAGATCATGGATTAGATACAGCAAAGGATGTCATCACGAGGAAGAGCAACAGGAGCAAGGAAATCTCGAGGGAAGATTCGCAATGCGAAACCTAAAGAAGTAGATGGAATTAAGTTCCGTTCGTTATTAGAAGCACATTGTTATCGGCAGCTCAAAGATGCAGGTATCAAAGCTGACTACGAGAAGCACAAGTTTGTGCTGCTTGAAGGATTCTACTACGGAACATCTTCTTATGAGGACAATGGTAAAACTGGATTCTTGGACAAACAGAAATACAAAGTCCGAGACATCACTTACACCCCTGACTTCGTTGATCCCCAAGGTAGGTGGGTCATAGAGTGTAAGGGGTACGCAAACGAACGTTTCCCACTGAAGTGGAAGATGTTCAAGAAGCTGTTGATGGAACGCGAGAATCCTCCGGTACTATTTGTACCGAGGAATCAGAAGCAGAACATCGAAACAATTAATAAAATCCTAGAACTAACAGCCCCGACAAAATAGTCGGGGTTTTTCATTATGAGTATCAAAACAATTGGTACCTCTGTTGTTAGCAATAACGCAGGGGTTAAAAAGCGGATCAATAAAGCCGCTGAGAAACTAGTCTTTGATGTTCTTCAATCCACACAATATTCTACACCCATTTCTTCAACTGTACGTGAGCTGGTAACTAATGCCTGCGATTCACAACGTGAGAAAGAGATTGCAATAGAAATAATTAACGGGGAGAAGAAAGTAGAGGACTATTACATAACAAGGACAGAGGAAGAATACATTGATTCAAACTTTAAGCCTAGTTATTATGACTCAAATTATCTTAGCCAAGAAAACTTAGTTGAAGTAAACTATTATGAACGAGAAGGTACTGGCTATTGCGATGTGTTTGATGTTCTGGACAGGGGTGTGGGTATCGGACAAGAACGTCTGGAAGGTTATCTCGAGCTGGGTTTCTCAACTAAAAGAAACACTTCGGAGAACTTTGGGGCGTTTGGTCTAGGTGCTAAAGTACCTCTGTCTACTGGTGTAGATTTCTATACTGTAGAGACAGTCTATAACGGCAAGCTGTTTAAGTTTAACTGCTATGCTTACAAGACTGACTTCTTGATCAGTAAGTGGGATGCAAATGGTAGCATAGATCTTTCTGATGGTACTAAGGTATTCTACAAGAATGTAGAAGTCCTGAACTACACTAAAATATCATTTGGTGTCAAGCGTCACAATCGTACAAAGTTTGTAGATGCAATTCAAGATCAGCTGTGCTACATCCCTAACGTGAAGTTTTACTACACGTATGAGGACGGTCATAGGAGTAATAAAACACTTGGTAACAAGGTGTTGTACAACTCTGATAACCTGATTCTAGGTGAATCGTATGCATGGTCTAAGCCACATATACTGCTAGTTAAGAACCAAGGAGCCACCACGGGAATTAACTACGGCTATGTGGACTTTAGAGAGCTGGAAATGGAACAGCTGTGGGGTTCGGTCGCTATCAAGTGTCCGGCTCGTCAGGTGTACAAAGACAGCGAAACAGGTGAGGAGATTGTCGTCCAAGAGGGCGTTGATGTCACACCTTCGAGGGAGAAAGTAATATGGAATGACCATACGAAGAAGTTCATTCAAGAAGCAATTGAGAGGGCAGCTCAAGACGCTACTACTATGATCGAGGAATCGTTAGATGAGAAGGACTTTATGACATGGGTCAGAAAGTGCAGAGACGTTCTCTACAAAGGGGATAACCACAATTCTGTACTGTCCAACCTAGGCCGTATTGTTGATAGGGAGAAGCTACAGCCACGTTTCCCTGGTAACCGAGATATTAAGTACGCTGGGCCCAGTGTATTGCTCAAAGGTTACAAGGTTAGGAACGTAACTAAGGCTGTTAAGGTAGGTAAGATGACAATACACCGAGAAGAAGTTGGGTGGAGTCAAGTTAATTTCGATAACTTGTACTACACTAACAATGTCTCCAAGGAGAAAGACATGTTCCTACTGCAGAATGGAACATTATCCATCATATCAGAACACCAACCAACTATACCAGAGTTCGTAAATAAGACCCAGCTAGCTGCATTCGACGCCATAGATATGGCTAGGGAGGCAAACTGGGAATTAATTAAAGACTCTGATATTATCAATTGGGATTATGATAAGGTGGAAGTACCCTCGGAGTTCATTGACCAAATTGAAACGCTCGAGAAAGCAGCAGTTCAGAACATTGCGTTCTATAATATGTCCGCTCAAGAGCGGAGAGCTGCTAGTGGAACTGATGTGTTGTACAGCTTACGTCGGCCTTATTCTGGAGAGAATAAGTACTCAGTTGATATAGAAGACTGGGTGTTCGACAAAGTAGAAGCACCTCTTGACAGTATCAAGAACACAACCATAGATACCTACTACGGTACTAAGGAAGATGAGATACTGATTAAGTTGGCTGCGACTATATGTGCTGCACAAGTTCCTGCTTGGGATGATGTATATCCTCTAGCCAATTCCTATGAGATGACGTATCATAACGATACTGCAGTCCATGGTAAGGCTTGTTTCAGTGTGTTTAATCCGCATCGCTTCCATAAATGGAATGGAGGCTGGCCGGATAAACTATCACCACTGGATGCAGTAAATCAGACTGATATACAATTATTCAGAGTTTCAAAGAAAACAGCTAAAGCGCTTGATGGTAGTTCTGCCAAGCACATTAGTGAGTTCTTCTCTGTTATTAAAGATGGTAAATGGACTATGCACGAAAAAGCTAAACAATGGCTAACGGGTGTTATGCTAACTAACATCCCAGATTGGTTAGGATACCTTCGACATATTAATCCAAAGTTTGGAGAGGTTTATGACAAATTGAATGCGTACAGTAAGTTTAGGTACTACAAAAATCAGCTGTCAACACAGTCTGAAGATGCTAAGCAGATCATAGGTTTGATGAAGAAGATGCATACTATGCAAACCTTCTTACTATCAACAGATGATCCTGAGCAAATCAGGGCTAAATCGTTGGAACTGTTTAAGGTAGCTGACATTAACTGCACTATATTTGATGAAGAAATCCTTCAGCTTAGTGTGTATTTGGAGGAGTTCTTAGAGCCACTTCGGTCATTGTTTAATTCTATTAATTTCTCCCTCTCAATGGATAATGAGGTATGGAAAGAGATAGAAGCTTATATGACTTTGAAAAACAGAGACAATTTTAATCCACCATTATGATCAGCATTAACGTGATAGGTGACATGATATCCGGTAGTTACGGCAACACCCCGTACTCTCGTTCATTCGAGAAGGATATCTACGAGCAGATGGTTTCGCTTGCTAGTCAAGCAGACGCTGCTGATTCTGTGGAAGAGTACAACAAGATACTTTCTGAGTTTTCTTTGTTGGCTGCTGAGGATCTTAACGATAGAGTGCTAACTGATTCCTTTGCGGGATCTATTTCGCTCTACAAAGATCCTGCTGGTCGCTATTTCATTCAGTTTAAAGATGGGGGTATCATTGATATCGCAATGCCTAAGACTTTTGTAGAAAGAATCTACGAGTCACAAGCATTGGGTATTGATAACAGCCCTCTGTTTAAGCTGTGGATGAGATGGTGCCGCAACCCTATACTCCGTAAGAAATTGCGGGGCGGAAATGGTGAAGACTTCACCAAGCGATTCTTTGAGTTTGTTGACATGAAGTACGTGCACCCAACCATGAAGCAAGAGCTTATGGATGACCACGGACTGAGTGAAGAGCTTGCAGAAGAGCGTGCTACTATGTACCAAGTAAAGATCACCAAAGAAGGTCTTATCAATGCTTTCAAAGTGTCTCGTGAGATACTGCACAAGTATGATACAGAAACTGGGGAACAACTCCCTCGTTATACTAGGACCTTCAACCCTGATACAGGAGAGATCGACAGTGATGGATTCCCAGATATAGTGGAAGACAGACTGTTCGAGCCTTCAGTGATGAGTGACAGAGGTGATGCCTTCTACTGTGAGGGTGCTAACGGATATGCAGAACCTACACACTTTATTAAAGTTGGTTGTACACACAGACTCCCATCATGGGATATGGTGAACACTAACGATGATCAAAGTTGTGTCAAAGGTTTGCACGTTGGTGGACTCAAGTACATAGCATGGTACAGTGGTGAGATTCACAATGTATTCGTTGACCCGATGCACATTGGTGCTATCCCTAACTCAGAGGATGGTGCCATTCGTTGTCTGCAATACTTCGTACACTCCAGCTTAGTTGGGGTGAACGGTAGTATGTATCATTCTTCAGCTTACGCTGCTCTAACTGATGAGCAGTGGGAAGAGATGAAGGAAGAGATAATTGCAGAATACAACAAAGTAGCTGACGAAACAGCGGAGATAAAGGTACTGTGACATGAACAGTATCGAGAGACTACCCAGAGATGGGAACATCTGTCTCATTGATGCCGATTCCTTGATGTACTATGAAATGGACAAGCCCTCTTTGGAGCTTGCTATGGATGGTATTGATCAAAGAATCGCATCAATGCTATCAGAGTGTAATACTTCTAAATACGTTGGTTTCCTTACAGAGAAGAGATGCTTCAGATATGATGTAGCTCAAGACTATAAGGGTAACCGCAAGGGTAGGGCTAAGCCTCCTGTATTCTATGCACTGCGTGAGCATCTCAAGCAGCGTTACAATATGTGGAGTATGCCTGAACTTGAGGCTGATGACCTTGTGAGCTATTACTCGTATACGGATAACCGTAGCACGATTATATGCTCACCAGATAAGGACGTCTTGTATCAATGTGTTGGAATGCATTACAACTATGGTAAGGCAGAGTTCCTTCATACTTCACCTGATGAAGCACTTAAGTTCCTATGGAAACAAGTGCTCATGGGTGACAGTACGGACAATATACCAGGAATACCAGGAGTAGGAGCTAAGACCTCTGAGAACTGGTTGAAGGATAGAACGAAAGACTACGAGGCATTTGCCTTGAAGAAGTTCGTCGAGAAGTTTGGTATGGTGGAAGGTGTGATGAAGTTTTACGAAACCTTCAAGCTCGTCTATATGTTAAAGACAGATGACGACATGAAGCGTGAAACAGGTAAAGTACCGCCTCCTTTAGAGGTATCACAGCTGTCAGAAGGCCAAACAGAGGAGCTATGGTAAGATGTCCGGACATACAATTCACCCCTATTAATGGGAGAACTGTGCGTCTGACTGGGGATCTCTCTAAGTGTGTAACTAAGAAGGTTGACGATGTAATCACAGGTATTGACTGTGAGTTCAATGACTGCAAGATAGAGATTACGCTAGGTTCGACTATCAGGCCAAGGCCTAAGTCACCCTATCGCATTAATCATATCACTGCATGTCTTGGGCCTCACAACGGTACAGTATGCTACGACTTATCAGTTGAACGACTTACAGATTCAAGCATATTCCTGTTCCCTATGATGGGTGGGAATAGAAAGCTGATGCTGTGGGATTCACTGTTTGTCAATGCGTTCATGGAAGTGCCTGACTTCCCTGAATGTGTCGCATTACTGTATCGCTACTCAGGCGATACCTTGTTTACAAAGTTTGAATCAGCTTTATGTTCGTTCAGGAATTTTAAAGTGAGAAAGGATCCAGATCCTCATCACGTACTATTTGTGTTCGGAGTACCGGAAGAAGCCAAAACTTCATATACGGCATTCAGAGATGGAAGATATTCAGAAATAGAAGATGATTGGAAGCTAAGAATATTGGAGTTTCATGGTTTTGACTTCGACGGACACACTGGGAAGATTCTCTTTAAAGACCCAGGACTAAAATCTCATATTGAGAACAAGCTAGACGTACACCTCCCAGATGATGCGGAGCTGCACAGTAAGCCTAGTCTCGACCTTGAGGTATTTAGACCTGAGCTTTATTCTCCCAGTAAAAATGTGATATGAACGATAAAATCAAAGAACAGGTTGGGGACTGGTGGCCAGTCCTTCAGCCGATCTTTGACTCACAGAGGTTTGCGAAACTGAAGAAAGAATTAAGTGCGGAATACAAATCTAATCGATGCTTTCCTGTGGCGGGAAACGTATTTCGTGCTTTTGACTGGACTCAGTTTCGTGATCTCCGTGTAGTCATACTAGGTCAAGACCCATACCATAATGGTATAGCTACGGGTCTTGCATTTGCTACTAACAACGGTAAGCTCAGCCCAAGTCTTAGGAACATTGTAAAAGAACTACATGAAAGTCATGGTAGGGATGTGAACCCTGAGTTCGATACAAGTCTTGAGCATTGGGCTAGACAAGGTGTACTTCTAATCAACACGTCTTTGACTGTTAGACAGAAGCAGCCTAACTCTCACAAGAAACTGTGGGAAGGCTTTACTGTGGAAGTGCTCAAACGTATCCGGGCCAAGCATAACAACATTGTTTTTGTTGGTTGGGGTAAAGATGCGCAGTCCTTGTTAGAGCAGATACAAGTTACTAGTGAGACTGCTGAAGATCACCTGACCTTATTCCCTGAAGAGATTGGTAGCCATTGGGTGTTAACTGCACCCCACCCGGCTGCTGAATCTTATTCTGGGGGTAAGGCTGGTTTCTTCGGTTGTAATCACTTTGTGAAGATTAATGAGTACCTTGATCGTCCTATAAACTTCTTTAATTTACCAGAAGATGAGCGACGGGATATGGTTCCAGGAAAACAACATGAGCAGTACAATGGATAAGCCGAAAGAAGATGATGGTCTTGATACTCTGCGTAAAGCGTATTTAGTTCTCGACGGTATCAAAGTGTTACTGAGAGAAAAGAATACGTCATACGGAGATTCAGCATTGAATCCGATTAGATTATTCTCTAGAGCTGATGCTATATTGGCACTCGAAGTTCGAATAGATGATAAGCTAAGCAGAATTCAGAACATGGGTATTCACGACGATGTCGAGGATACAATCCAAGATCTTATTGGCTATCTAGTGCTACTGCAAGTAGCTAAGGATAAGAAAGGGGGGCAGTAGCCCCCCTTTTTTACTCGCGGCTCTTTAAAGGTTGAACCACTTTATCTTCTGAGCAACATTCTTAGTTGATCCGTCTGTCCAGAAAGCAGTCTGCCATCCATTGAGTGTTGGGATAACCTTATTGAACTTGTTCCACAGCTTCAAGTCTCCTTTCTTGTACTTTCCCTGACGTCTTTTGTACAAGACGCTATCTTCAAATGCTCCAGTAGTTGCGTATGCTGAAGACATAGCTAAGTGTTGTCCAAGCTCTAACCAATTAAGAACTGTGTTGGAAGTAGCCAGAGGACGCTGTACCATTCTGAAGAAGTCAAACGGATTCAAGAAACCAGCAAGCTCAGTCTGCAGTCTTCTAGCCTGGTAAGCTACAAATACACTTGCATAATCATCGTCATCGTCTTCTAGGCTAGCGTACAGCATACCTGCACCTAAGTAAGAGAGAAGGTGTACAGCAATTCTGTTAAGGTTTTTCTTGTCTGTTGAACTGGTAGTAGCCCATCCGTCTGAAATACCGTCCTCTGCCATGTTAGCTACAGCAGACATAAGACTTGGAATCATACCTCTAGTAACCTGCCCAAGCTCATGGTCTACGTGATACCCTTCAGGATGACCAAATATCTTCCTGACATTACCTGGTATGTAGTTACGGAACAGCATAAGCATGCTAAAGAACCAGTTCCTGTCAGCCATTGAGCTGTCAAACTTACCTTTGACTTGGTTAGTTCTCTTTGATATACCGTTCAGCTTAGCAGTAATCTTACTTACGTCAGTGTTAGCTACTCTAGGATCAAGAATCATCCTGCCTTTGTCATTCTCTATGAATGCATCGTACAGATTGTCTACTTCCTGCCCATCAATCTCAATCCTGTTACCGTTTTTATCAAGTGGTACAGTAGATTTCATAAGAGCCAACATCCTAACTGCTGATGTCTGATGCTCTACCCCTCTTTGTGGAGCGTATCCTGTATTTACATTAAAGATTTTGCGGAGCTTGCTTCCTTTAACTTCTCTAAGCTGATCTTCAATATGCACCATAGCATCAACTGACTGCATAACCTTAGCCAGCTTTGTTTGAGCTGCTAACTTATTAGAAATTATATCTGTATCTCCAAGTGCAGCTCCTTCAGTCATGTACTTCTTTACAGCCCACAAGTGGTCTTTCGGACCCCAGTATTCTCCAGCAGCAGACTCAGTAGCTATCATAAGATTATCAAGAACCCCCTGGTTAAATATCTGCAAAGTGTTCAGCATCAAGCTGTTAGCAGCAGTTGCTCTTTGCATAGCGGAGCTAACTTTGTTAAAGTCTACACCTCCAAACTCTGCACTCTCCTTCAGTTCTCCATAATAAACAGTATCAATCCAGCTGCGCATATGCTCAAGCTCTCTGTTGACTTTCTCCTTAGCTACAACTTTACCAAATCTGTTTGACTTGAACTTGTCTATAAGACCAAGACCTCCTGCAGTAGCCATAGCACCTTTAGCCTCGTGTGCTGCAAGCATTCCATTAACAAGACCAGTCATCTTAGACTTTGCCTCAAACTGATGAGACATGTGCTCGAACATAGTCATAGACTGCGCTATGTCTGTGCTGACATCTGATGCAGGTACAAGGTTAGTAAAGTATCTAGGCAAGTGGCGCACTCTGTCTCCATCAATGTCAGTCATAACACCATACTCGGTGTCAGTATCAAGACGAACAAATGGCTTCGTAAACATCTCCTTAGCTGTACTTATCCAAGACTCCTTTTCCTTATAGTCTTTTCTTTTAAAGTCTTCTACTAAGTTTTTACGTACAGATGGGAGAACATAAGAGTAATCATCCCATGCATTTACAAAAAGGTCACTCTTTCCAACTCTCTTTTGAGCTTCGAAATACTTGTCTCTTAAGAAAGTATAGTAATTTTTAAGTTCAGGTGTGCTCATTATCTCATTGTACAAAGGATTGGTATAGTCCTTAGTACCATTACTACCATTGCTAGGCATAGCCAGCTCATTTAGATAGGTTACACCTAATCTGCTTTCTTTCCTGCTATTCTTAATACGTCTTTGGAGAGACTGTTCTTCGACTTCAAGTATTGCTATAGCATCTCTGTTCTCAGGATTGCCTTCCTCGGTTAACCTGTTTATTTCCAGCAGAGTATTGTTCAATTTCGCATTCCACCCGTTCCATATTTTCTCAGCATTAGGTATTCCTTGAGAGTTATTTGCATACCATTCAGAATACAAGCTGTCATAGGTAACAGCATCAAAACTCTTGTACCAATTCTGCCATTCAATTCTATCTGCCCCTCTAGCTGGTCTATTGGTTTTTCTAGCCATATCCTCGAGAGCCAGCTTTCTTTCCTTGTACCACTCTCCAGTTTTAAATGGTTCTTCAAGAGCAAGTACATTCATGTAAGATGAAATATTTCCATCTTCATTCCTGAGAGGAACTCTTTTAGTAGTAATAAGTTTCTCGTTCAGCTTAGTGGGACTGACATCTCCACCCATAAGTGTTCTGAATGGCTCATATACTTTTTCTAAATCGTACACATAGTCTACGGTGCTTTCATTAGCAGACTGCAGTTCAGAACGAAGTGCATTACTAAGCAGCTGAACATTCATTTCATTGCTGTACACAATAGGATCAATAGTCGCTGCATACCCTGACTTTTGTACATGAGCTCTTTTAAGCTCGGCATCAAGTTGCTTCTTTCCTGGGACTTTGTTATCCAAATCCCTAAGCTTTATCTCAAGTGCTTTTGCTTTGTACTCCTCCTTAGTCATAGGCTCAGTAGTTTTCTTACTATTCCTATAATCTGCTTTAAGCTTCTTGAGTTCAGTGCTGTTAGTTGTAGAAGAAAGTCTATACCCTGATATGTCCTTAGTCTGCATCACATGATCTTTGAGCTTTTGGATTTTAGCTCCTAGAATAGGATCAGCGTAAGTAAGAAGAAGCTTAGACATCATAGGTATGATAGTGTCCAAGTACACTTCGCGAGAATCCGCTAGTCTCCTAGAAGCATTGTCTAAGTCTGTTAGTATCAGCTTTACTTCTGAGGAATCAATTTCATCAAAGTTCAAATTCTGTATAAGCTGAGACATCTGGAAGATAGTAGAGTTCTCAGTGTTAGTACTGAACAAAGAGTCTATGTCTTCTCGTAAGCTGTCTATGACTCTCAGCCTGGTGTATATCTCCTCTTTAGTTAGGGCTTTGTGCTCAGTTGCCTGAAGGTCTTCCAGAACGTTCTCAATCTTAGAAGTAGTATTTAGCACAAACTGCTGGAAGTTCAAGAAGTCATCAATGCTTTCTTGATTAATTGCAGCTCTTTCTTTAATAGCATTCAAAGAATTCAGCTGAGCCTGTACCTGCTTAAGCTTTAACTTCTGAGTCTCAGTTTCCTTCTGAGCAAGCAGCTTAGCTTTCTGCCTTTTAAGTGAGCTATTGACTTGCGTGAATACTTGCTTGACCCTGTCCTGAAGATCTACAGATCGACGCATAGCATCATTGTACACACCGCTTAACCCTTCTTTTCTTATGTTCTTAGCAAACAGTTCTTCAGCAAGTACAACTGCAGGGTCAGGTCTTACTCCAAACACTTTACCTATAGCACGAATGATCCTATTGATCAGCATGCGAAGTTTGCTTGGGTTCTTCCTTTCAATCTTAGCACCTTCTATACCTATAGCTGTGGTAAGTATCTCCTTACCCAAAGCTCTACCTTGTAGATCAGAATAAGCACCAGAAACAGCTTTCACTAAGTCAGGACGTAGCCTAGTGATTTCTTGTATGTACTTATCGAGTTCATCTTCCGGAAGCATATCGAGAAGTATGTGCCCAAACTCGTGATATGTAGTATCCTCAGTAATTTGAGAAGGATCTAAGACAATAGTATCTCCTACAACCTCACCTTTAACTCCTTTAGGAAGTGAGCCTTCAGTGACTGTTATGTCTATACCAGCTTTAGCAAAGGCATCACTAAGTCTTCTGACCTTAGCCTTGTATCCTACCTCAGTTTCTTTACGAAGACCTAGATCTAAATCTCTAGACTGCTTGGGGGGAAGTATTCTAGTAGTACCCTGCACACTTCTAATAAGTGATACTTGTGTTGGGTTACCATTGCTGTCCCTTAAGTGTGTCTCATTGAATCTGTACTGCTTACCCTTCGTACGTATCTTCTTGTAAATACCATCTCCAAACTTTTGGAACAAGTATCTTGAACCAGTAAGGTCATCCTTTACAACTACAAATTCTGACTTCTTCTTTAAGGGGAGTGTGTCACTATCAGCAACACCAGACAAAGTTGTACTAGAGAATAGTGTAGACTTACCTATGTTATGTGTAGCATAGTTCATCAGGAAGCTGTCCATAAACTGAGAAGACAACTCATTCTGACTGTTTAGCTCTCTCACCTGCCTGTTAGCGTGTGTCCTGAAGTCTTCGCCTTCTACATTAGTAAGTGAGTTCCAATAAGACTGCGGTATAAGGTTGAAGTATGAAGTAGGTCCAGCTGTAAATCCACTAGTAATTACAGAGTTAGACAATACTGCTTTGGTAAACATCTGTACTATGCTGGTATATTCAGACCCATACATAGATGGGTTCTGTATCATCTCCTCAAGCAGCATACTGAATTGGTTCTTCCCAATATCATCCAGTGCAGACATGTTGAACTTTAGGTAGGTAAAGTCTTTACCTTCTATAAAATCAGTAGTAGGCATAAGAGTATTGAGCACTATGTTCTCCCCTACTCCTACTGCATTCCTCATTCCCAGAACAATGTTCTGTAAGCCTCCGTCAAAGAAGGTGCTCTCAACAAAACTCAAGTCTAGTAACCCACTGTCAAATATCGGAGAGCCAGGCATAGTGTATAGGTGATGAGTAATCATCCTATTTATATCTCTATGCTGCATCTCATTGAGATACTTTTTATTAGTCATAGACTTTATCTTCTTCTTGAATTCCTCTACACCAGGCTGGTTAGATACAAATCCAAGAGCAGACATCATGTCTAAACTCACATTACCCCTATCATAGAACTCTCCGACAATGTCATAGGACCTCTCTCCTTTGTTGAGTACTTTGTTTATGAGTTCCTCAGCTCCTACCATACCTCCAAACACGTCATCTCTGAGATTCATACCCTTGTCCATCATCTCCTGATGCAGAGGTATAGTTCCCTTTTGATCTATGTTGTCAGGAGATAGCAAGCTATGATAGTTCTGAAGTCTAGCTGCTTTACCTGCCATTTGCTGTAAAGCAAAGAGATAATCTCCTTCATTATAATTTTCTGGAAGCTCTTCTCCTCTGTCGCTAGCTCGTACGATTTCCGCCATATCTGCAGCCTCAGGAAGATAAATTCCTGAAGGAGTGTCTTTCTTATCAGAGGAATTTGTAATTATATCCGAGTCAAGAGGTAATGATATGACTCCATACATGGTATCCATGTAGGTCTTTACTGTCATATTGTTAGACCTAGCACCATCTGTTATTGATTTAACAACAGGTATGTTCATGAAGGTTATAGCCTCTTGAGGAGTATAGCCTACCGACAGCATAAATACAGTGAGAGGTGCAGTTACAGCGTTGTCATTAATAATTGAGTGTATAGGCTTATTGACGGAGTCAACTGCAGCACTCAGATACATAGACATGATCTGGTCACTTTGAAAAGTGAAGCCATCAATCTCTATCTCAGAAACTAGTATCTCCTGCTTAGCTTCAGAAGTATTACCACTATGAAATATTACAGAATTCTCTTTAGGAGATAATCCGTACACGTTTACCAACGTCTCCAACACGTTACGTCCAGCTATAGCATTTGCATAAATACCACGTAACCTAATGCTGAGCATAGCAGTCTCTGAACTTAGCAATCTATCATGTGGGTTATTAATATCAACAGATACCTCAGTAGGTCTACCCATCATTACCATTGCCTGACTGATAGGATCTACACTCTCAGGCAAATCCATCACAGCAGTAGTCTCAGTCAAGTGCTTAACGTCTGAACCAACAGCGTAGAAAGTGTCAAAGACTATATTATTTAGGACTTTAGGATCAATCTTAGAGAAATCTTCAGTAGACAAGTTTCTAATCAAGTAGGAATAGTCAGGCTTTACTTTCTGAACCTTTACTGCTTCACCTTTCTCATTACGTAGTACTTCTAGTTCTGGGAATATCACAAACAGTTTGTCAACGTCGAAGTCAGATCCCATCAATGTTGTAGTAGCTGCAGGCACTCGTATTATTCCTGCGTGCTCTCCTTGAATTACGTTACGTATTTTCAGAACATACATAGATGCCTTAGACTGCTGGGGTATACGATACCCAAGAAGCTCATCAAGTCCTTCTTGTATAATTTCAACAGGTGCGTCAGGATCTAGGCCCATGCGCTTAAGTACATCGTAGCCTATGTCTACCTGCGCTCCTTTAACTTTGTCTCCTTCTACCTCATAGAACTTAAGAGTTCCATCAACTTCATGTGCCCCAAACTCAGCAAACTGAACCATCTCTTGTCCAGGGAGCTTCATTAAGTATGCCTCATTACGGAACTTACTCATAATAAGATTCTCCAGCTTCGGCCCCAGAGTTGGGAATGAGAATGGTAAAGAACTAGTTACGTTACCATCCGCATCTGCTGCAACTTCTAAGGAGTCAATAAAATTCTGAGTGAATGTCTTCTCCATATTCATCTCAGCTACAGCCTCCCTAATTTTTACTACTGACTCTGCTAGAGCACTTTTCCTTTCAGCATTATTTGTAGCCGCTTGAACTGCATCCAGCCCAAGCTCAGACATAACAGAGTTGTGTCCTTGTACAAGCCTACCACTAACGGCCTTAAAGTACAAGTTCAGCATTGTCCTGCCTCTCATTTTTACTCCACCTACTGTGTAGTTCTGGTCTGCTTTTATGTTAGCTACCATGTTCTTACGAGGCTGTCTACCGAAGGTAATTTCCTGCTTCTTCTTAGAAGGAAGTATCTGCGGGAACTTCAAACCTCTGCTATCTAAAGTTTGAATGTTTGCATTAGCAAGGTCAGTGATGTCCACAGGCATAAAGCTTCCAAGCTTCTTAGCACTGTCTGTATTTGCTACCTGTACATTGTTGGTTTCCATGTAGTTAAGCAGATTCATCATGTTGGGAATACCCTCAACAAGTTGATCAGTCATTACTACATAAGAATTCTTGTGTACTATCGGAACAAGGTGTTTCCTGCCGTTAATCATAACTACATTTCTGTAGTCATAGGAAGGCTTCATTGGCTTAATAGGCTTACCAGTCCAAACTCTCTGACCCTTAGGCTGAGAGATGTATTTTTCATATGCCTTTTCCTCAAAAGTATTCCACTTGCCTAGACCTTGCTGTATGAAACGGTACATATCAATGGTGATAAATGCCTGAGCATCAGTACCATTGTTCGCCCCGTACGGGGATAAGAGTCTATCTATTATCTCTCTGCTTTCATCACTAAGAGTCTCGTAGGTATTTCCCTTCTCCCCAAAAGCAGCATCTGACGGAACAAGTTGCTTAATCAGTGCGTTTCTCAGAGTATCGAACTCAGTAGGACTGATAGAAGTAATGAGGTCTTTAACAGTAACCTCATTAAACGTAGGAGGCATTCCATACTCAGGATCACTTAGTGTGCCACGCAGAGCAAGCAGATATCCAGGTGTGCTACTGTGACCTGAACGCTTAACATATGCAGCACCATCTTTAGTGTAGTTAATACCACTTCTTAAGAACTCCCTACTTACCATCCTACCTATAACAGACATAGCTACAAAGTCACGGAGGAAGTTAATCTCATCCCCTTTCATGTACCCATTCTTAGGTTCTACATACTGCTGCATCCAAGTAGCAAAATTCTCACTACCATTAAACCTGTCTATTATATCCTGAGTGTAACCTTCTAGCCTAGCAGTAAAAGCTTGTACTTCTTTATCCAAGAACTTTCTTAGTAGTTCACTCTCCTCAGTCCCATTCTCTACAGCTTCGAATGCATCACGCATCACGTTGTAGTTAGAAGTAAACAAAGTATCAGCTTCTAGATTACCCCCAAGTTGGAAATTCAAAGAACCTCCGTCATGGTACCTTAAAATCCTATTATCTACTTCACCGTGTCCGTGACTCACAAACATTCTATGCAAGTCCATCAGGTAGGCGCGTCTAGCTACACTTTGTACATAGTCATTCCCAAACTCAGTGACACCAAACATTTGCCTGGACTTTTCAGACCTCATGTTAGGCATAATAGTATAAGACAGCTTTGCTCTATCTGCTTGAGTATCAACAGCTATCATACGAGTGTCCATGTTCCTGTTGAACATAGCAAGGTCAATAGCAAGTGACTCCAAGTAATTCATATCACTATACTCTTTGATACGGTCTTCACCCATATAAGAGTACTTGATTGATTCAATGTCTACAATCTCAAACTGCTCTTGGAACTGAGGATTGTCTGCCAGCATATATGCGATGGTACCAACATCTCCTACATTATGACCAACAGCATTAGTCATAAGCTCTGCATACTCCCCCTTCTTTATAGCTCTTTGTGTGAGGTGGAAGTCAGTAGTTAGGTTAAGAGGATATCTAAGATCACCGAATGCTGTGTAAAATGAGCTGAGTTTTGGTGACTCGTATCGACTCATTATCTCAGCAGCAACGTAATCCATAGTCTTACCCTCAGTATTAAATACGTTGGAGTAATTACTCTTGCCTGGCATCATCTGAGTACTGATGATTTGCCTAAGATTAGTGTGCTGAGTCTGGTTAGAGAAGAACTCATCTACAGAAATACCTGAAGTAGACAAATAATCCCTGAGTCTCAATATAGCTTCTTTTGTGCTAGGAGCTATAGTAAGTCCCATCTCCATCATCATCATAGCTACCAGCTCATGCTTACGAGGTATTGTAGATCCAACATTATCATACTCAGCTAGATACTGCTGAAGCCTAGCAGCTACATTCTGATCTATCTGCGTATCAAGTGTAGTCCTAGTACCATCAGTAGATACGTTGACTTTGTATATTCCGTCTATAGATGTAGACTTATCTCTCCAAAGCTCGCGGAAGTATCTCTGATTACTACTGACACTAGAGTTTATGATCTTCACCAAAGCTGCAGGAGCAGCACCACCAGCCATTGCTTCCTCATTTTGCTCAAGCGAAACAAGTCTATGCTCAGTCATACTCTGAGACAACATAGCATAAAGCAAAGCTTGCTTAGGTGCAGGCAGGTTTGATACCCAGTTAGAAACATGCTTCATAGTACTTAGGTCGTTGCCCCTTTTATCGAGCATCTCAACCATCTCTACGAAACTATTTGCATTGGCTACTGTGCCAGACATTTCATTATAAACGTCTTTCCAGGATATGTACCTGCGGAACCCGAACCTGCTTTGTTCTGGGTTTTCTACAGGTATTGTAGACAGCAGTACCTTGAAGTCTTTTCCAAGTTTAGATGCTGGGTCTACTTGGAAGTTAGTCTTCGTGTAGATCTTGTCAGCACCCTCATCATCTTCTTCTACTAGTTGCTCATCTTTAATAGTAATTCCAGTAGCCTTAAGACCATCTACAATATCAGAACGGAATCCAGTAATGGATCTACCCCCAAGCTCATTAAACTCATCATGCCAGTAGTCGTATACCATACGGAACTGCTCAGCATTGTCTTCAGCTCTGCTTATTATTTCCTCACTAGTAAAGGAAGAAAAAGATTCTTCATCGTCAAGTGTAGTTGTATCAAAGCCCTGCATACCTAACGGTATATCATTACCATTAGAATCAGTAGTAGGAGCCCAGGCATTTAGGTTCAACTCTTCTTCGATAGCATCTAGATCTTCTTCGTTCTCAGAGTCATAGGCTTGCTTTAGTTTCTTGAACTCCTCATTATTAAGAGGCCTCCCGATACCAAGTCCTGATGAATCTGCTACATGGTAGGAGTTTCTCAAGAACCAGTTTTTAACTGCAGACTCCCCACCTATTACATCTTGCGTTTGCTTTGTGCCTAGAGCAGCTTCTACATCAAACTGATTATTGCTGATAGCTTCACGAATCAAGTAAGTAGCAATGTCTACAAGTTCTTTATGAGTATCAGGATCCAAAGCATAGTTGCGCATCATAAATGCTCTGCCCGGAGAGAAACTCTGCGCAGTTCGAGAGAACTTAGTTGGGATACGATTCTCTGAAAGCATATGGTATGCCTGCTGTACCCCAACCCTATCTGTTACAATAGCTTTTATGTAATACATAAGATCCTTAAAGAACTTAGATATTCTTTGTCCCAGTGTCTTAGGTACTTGCTTATTAATCTGCGCTAAGCGGAAATCTTCAGCCATCTTCTCCTCAAGTGCAAGGAATCTAGCTTCAGCATCTGACAAGTTTGGTTTACCTCTACGTGCTCTAGCTATAGCTTTTACTGAAGGCTCCCCATACTTCTTCAGCATCTCATCATACAACTGCTGTCTTTGCTTATCACTAAGCATAGTACGGAAGAACAAGTGGAACCCTTCATGGTACTCAGTACCAAGCTCAGCGTTTGACCATAGATGTACAGCTGCGTTCTCCATGTAACCATGAACTACAGCACTGTCAACCTTCTGTACAGTATCAAATATTACCGCAGAACCCTCTCCAAATCTTTTCTCTACCCAGCTCTTAGCTTTGGCAGGATCAATAGTTTTACGAGGTCTGCGTACTCCTACTCTTTCCTTAGGAACAAACCTGTTGTAGTCCCAGATATCTTTGTTCCTTCCCATAAGGAGCTTAGATCCAAATGGGACGTCAAACCTACTAAGCTTGACATCTCTAGTAAGTCCGTCAGACCCTGTAAAAGGTTCTTTGATATAGTCAAGTCCCTGCTTAGAGTTAGCAAACAGGTCTATAAACATACCCGTTATTCCCTCTTTTATCTCAACTTCTGATACTATGTTACCATTTGGATCAAGTTCTACATCTAAGTAAAATGTTCCTACTACTTCATCAGTTTCTATATGATGAAGCTCGTAGTACACAACTTTACCAGAACCTCTCCCTTGTGTTTTTCTAGCCCATGTTTTGTGCAGAGGTACGTTGTCAGCAGGGATATCTTTCATCCTCTGCATGTTGGCTATTTTGTACATACCAGGAGGTACGAGGTATGTAGTTATCTCTGCCCCTCCAGGATTGAATGGACCATATACCTTTTCAGCTGCAGGAAATTTATCCATCAAGTACTGTCCTGCCTCTTCCCCATCCTCAAGAACAACATAGTCCAAATCATGTACAATGTTATCCCCAGAACGATAAGTAGATCCTTGAGCAGCAAAAGCAATAGATCCAGTCAATATAAAGTTAGGGTTCTTACTTAGCTCTGTCTGTATCACGTGAGCAGCTTGATCTCCATTAAATGCTTCTTGGAAATTTACCTTCTTAAATCCTGGTTTCTTCTGAAGCTTTATAAACTCACCAGGCATAAAGCTATTCTCTACGACAAGTTGAACCTTTTCGTTTATTAGCTCCAAGTCTTTCTTAACTGATGGTGACAGAGCACCACGCAAATAGTCAATGATGCCATCAATGAAAGACTTTACTCTTTTGTACAGGCTTCTATTTATACCTGTTTCTTCAGCCAGCTTCTTATCAAATCCTTCCTTAAGGAGATCTACAAGTATTGAATCTACTACTCTATCTTCTGCTTTTTGTTTCTGTTCTCGGGTTTGCTTATCAAAGCTAGACTCTTTGAATCTCTCATTATTAGCAATCTTATCTTTCTTAATCTTATCTCGCTCAGCTTGGACCTCATCCCTTGCTTTCTCTGCTTGTAGCGGGAACCTAATACTGTTCCTGATTGCTTTACGCAACTGATCACTATCCTTACTCTCCATAATCATACGAGACAATGGAGTTGCAAGTGCCTCAGCTACTTGCGAGTTGTCCATAGTATTAAGATCTATCTTCTTAGCAGCAAGGTTGATTAGAAGATTGTCTGCTGTATTGATTTCAAAGCCGTACCTCTCCAACAAATCAAGCAGTACATCCTGTGCCAGCCTATCCTCTTCAAGCCTGAACGGTACCTCACTTGTAGTGTAGGAGTCATCATCAGTCCCACGTTGTTTGTTATCTTCTACCGTCTGCCACAGGTCCATAACATTCTTACCTACAGAACTTGTAGTAAGTATTTCTTTACCTGTTTTCTTATTGACGATATTGTTCTTACCACCAAGACCCTCGAACGTAACTACATATACATTGTTCTTGTAAGTAATCTCAGTCTCAGTCTCACTACTCTTAGGTGCTTCAGGTTTAGGTGGAGTTACTTTAGATGCATCACCTCGTCTAGATCTTCTACCTTTCTTAGGCTTTAACTTTCCAGCCCCGCCTGTTGGAGCTGTGGTTCTTTTTGGGCCTGACTGTTTTTTCAGCTCAGTTTGTTCAACTGCTTGGTCTGCAGTTACTTGAGCATCTATGGACATTTCAATACCTACATCAAAAGTAGGAAGACCATCAACGAATCTGGTGTCTGTACGCAACACCTCGTTCATTAGGTAAGTGTAGTAATCCTTGTGTGTGACACCACGAGAGCCTGTGAAGTTTTTAGGGTTTGTATTAAGAAGGTCTTCGTCTACCTGACGCTTAGAGCCTCTTACAATGTTGCTAAACTCACCACCTCCTACAAGAGCTGACTCTACTTCTAAAGCCGAAGCCCTAGATACGTTAGGGTCGCTGACGTATTTGTAGTTTATACGATTGTCTACACCGTGTTCTTCTACAATCTTACCTATTTCAAATTCAAATGGACCTATCCTCAACATCTTAAGAACGTTGTCATCAGTCATCTGAACAGCATGCTCCCCTACAAAGAAGCGGAAAAGCAATCCGTTACTCTCAGAGGGTAGTATGGTTAACTTAGTAACTCCAGGTATAAGCTCCCTAGCTATACCCATCTTGATTCTTAAGTTCTCTAGAGTATAACCATCTACACCTTTCTCTAATTCTTTTTTAAGTAGGTCTAAACCCTCCTGACCAACATCTAACGTACTGAACGGAATAGATCCGAACTGGCCGTTAGGGTATTGGATAGCCATTACTACCTGACCATTTAAAAATCTCTGGTTAATCCTACGAGTCTGAAGATCCCCAAACTCTCTACCCTGTAGAGGCTGCCCAAAGATTACGTTCTGGTCTTTTACGATTCCTATAGATGCAACAGAGTCAGTCTCAAGATTAATTACATCAGCAGCAGGTACAATCTCTGCACCCTGTATAAGATTACCTGCACCTCCAAACCTTAATGTTTCTACCTTACCTGGAACAGACTCTTGAGTTTCTAGAAGCTTAGCAATAGTTGCACTTGTAGTGTTCCTCTTAGGGTCAGGCAGAGTACCTAATATGATATCTGTACCAGCAGCATATACTAGTATAGCTTTACCTTTCTTCCCATTCTTTGACCCATCTCTGTTTAGGAAGTCATACTCTTCTGACATCTTAAACTCTACACCTTTCTCACGCAAAGCTTCAACACCTTCAGGTGTCTTAACGAAACTCCTGTTTACTTCAAAAGGCTTAGAAGCGTCGTGGCCTGGAACTAGATTTCCAGCTTCATCATAGATGACTTTACCCTTATCGTTTTCAAACTCCCCACCTAAAAGCTCTACAACAGCAGGCTTTCCCTCTTCAGCATCAGGTACAACTTTAGTACTACCATCCCCCTTAGCAACTTTAGATACACCCTTTCTAACTCTAATTATAGCTTCTTTTATGAGCTTCCCATCTTTACGTATCTCAGGCTCAAAGACAAAGTCTATTATCTCTTTTCCTTCCCCAAGCGTTTCATCTTCAATGTAGTCGCGCACCTCGGGGTTCATACCACCATCATATTTCTTCCCCTTATGCTCAATTATCTCATACCCTTCTTTCTTAAGCTCTTCGATAGTGTCATTGACTTCAAGCAGAACATCAGGGTCTAGCATAGAATCTAGACCCTTTTCCTGAGATAGGTTGAAGTGATTAAGCAATCTATACGCAGCAGTAAGTTTCTTTATTGGGTCTGTAGCATCTCTGAATCTCTTAGTATGTTTATCTGCTTGCGTCTTCTGTTTTTGCTTATTAGTTTTTTTCTCCGGCTTCTCCTTAGGGGAAGGCTCAGGCTTTGGCTCAGGTTTTGGAGCGGGCTCTTTGTGAGGATTCTTTTTACGATCTTCAATAGAGCTCTTTAGTATTAGAGCTTCTACTTCTTGAGCCTGACTTTTGTTTTCCAGAGTAGAGATAAGCTCCAATCTTTGCTCTAACTCTTTTAAAGTTTTCTCTTTATGATCCTGCTGTAGTGCATACTCGTGTCCCCTACGTCTAGTTTGCTCCTCTCTTATTTTACTTTGGTACTCAGGCGGCAAATCTTTAAACTGCTCACTCTCAGCAAATGACGCCATCTGAGCCTCGGTGATTGTAGATTTTATAATGTCCTCAACTTTCGCTTTAGACTGCTCCATCATAGCCTGCTTCTCAGACGCACGCTTTCTTTCTATAAATGCTACCCTAGTTTCAGGGCTACTCATAAGTTGCTCAAGTGCAAATACAGCACGAGCTTTATTAGCGCTTAACTTAACTAAGTCATCTTTCTGGCGCTGCATTTCCTGACGCAGCAAAGGGTCTTGTATTCTATCTACTGCATCCTGAAGCTTTTTCTGAGCTTTGTCTGTCATAGAGACATATGGCTTTTTACCAAGTAGCTCTGCAGATTCTGTAATAGGTTTACCTGTCTCCTCTACTTCTTCTTTTGTAAGAGGTCCTTCAAGAACTTCTTCAGTTACAGCTTCTCCTCTTGTAGCAGAGTTGAGATTGTCAACCAAGCTTTGTATACGATTACTAATATCTGACTCTTTCCAAGAGTAATCATACAGCAAGTTGCGGTACTCTTCCTCATCAGCTCTCTGCTTCTTCGCTTCCTCAGTATTAGCTCCTCTTACCCAATCTCCTATAGTAGAGTTGGTAGGCTTACCTGGTACAGCAATATCAATCTTCTTTTTAAGCTCTAGGAACTCATCAATTTTCCCATCAATCCTATTGATTATTTCTTTAGGATTAAAATCAATACTAGGGTCTATACCAAATGCTTTTGCAAACTCTTCTTTAGACATGTTACCAGCGTCTTCGAGCTGGTTTCTGTAGTACTTAAGAGTACCCAGGTTATCATGCATTATGACTTCGTTAGCCATCAACTGGAAAGCCATGTCTCTATGTGTCTTATGATCTCCTCTTTCAAGAGCAGCATTCATAGCATTATAGTATGACTCATGTTCTGCAACAGCCTTAGCTCTGACACCAAGGTTATAAAACTGTGGAGAGTTCAAGGCGTTTATAGCCATTGCTCTTCTCCCTCTTTCTTTCTCCCTAGTCTCCTTATTTGCATAGTCCATAACAGCTCTACCACCCCCAGTAAAAGCACCAATCAATCCACCGAGAAGTAAAGAATCTAATCCTTCTTTTGTATCAAGGTCAGACCACGCTCCTACTAAAGCCTCAGACCAATCCTGTGGTCCTGATATAGGTCCAGTTGAACTTTGTGATGCAGCTAAGTCTTCAGCAGCCTGGGCTATCAGGAACTGTGAACCTTCCTCAAACGACTCAGTAAATAAACCTTTTACAGGTCTTCTAGCTATGTTGCCAGCTGCTCTACGCATGAAACTTTGCTCAGCATATTTACCCCCAGACTTAGTTATCCCACGCATGTTAGGCCTCATACTCCTAAATCCTGGAGCTAGAGCTCTACCAAACTGAATCCAGTTAGTTGTTCCTACAAGAGCTGTGTTAAATAAGTAGCCTACATTGGATACTTTACTTGCTATATCTCTTGCCTCTCTTCTGTCAGACCTGCTAAGCTCAGATATAGATACGCCTTTCTCCTCTGCCATAGTGTTCAAAGCAATTTGCTCTGAAGACTTTAAGATATCCCTAGCTTCTACAGCAGCCTCAGAGTGAGCCATTGCTGCTCCAACAGCAAATCTCTCAGCAGCATTTTGTACATAGTTTTTCTTAGCTATGTTGGATACCGTAGTCGTTACGTCCTCTCCCCTCTGCACAGCTTTCATGACCTTGTGGACATCGGACATCTTGTCCGCCCCAAAGAGACCTTTAGCTCCATACCTCAATGCTTTTGAACCAAGTTTTAAACTTTTTATAGCAGCACCACCTCCGACTAAAGAACCTGCAGCATAACCCAATCCGTTCACAAAGTCTTGTGACCAGAACGTAGCATAATTTAAATTCTCAAAACCTATAGCTTCTTGCTCTGCTTTGGTTTTGTAGATTGGAAGAGTGTGCTCCATCCAATCCTTAAACTCGTCTACGTATTTACCCGTGGTGTTGTTCCAAAGACGATCAATGTCACCACTATATATAGATTCCCCAATACCATTAACAAGACCTGCAACTCCTTCTACAGCTGTAGCTCCCATTATTCCTAAGCCCTTACCTATTCCCCGCACCCACTGCTCAGATTTTGGTTGGTTCTGTGCACGTATCTCGTTAATATCAACTCCAGGTCTAAGGTTAACATTATAGTCTAAGTAAGATTGCCTACTCCCATCGAGCTTCATTTGAACGGGAAGCTCTACTACATTGTTCTTCCTGTACGAAGTAGCAACCTTTCCTGTAAATGGATCTAAAGGTTTTTCACCTTTCTCGATAGGTAAAGCAGTGAACGGATCAATTGCTTGATTTTTATTGTCATCCATATTACCTCAGTTGGATAAGATTATTGTTTACAGCCCCAGTGAATATGGGATTCTGCAAAGACTGGGTACCTGTCATTGACTTACCTTCAGAATCATAGACAATAACAGTCTGATCATCCAAGTTAAAATCTAAGGTACCATAGAATGGTTTAGTAGGATCTTTTCCAATGGAACCAGCCCAGTCAAGTTCCATAACACCTGCCCCTCTGCCTTGAAGTATGTCAGAGTAACCACTGAGTTCCTGAATCAACTTCATTGCCGGGGTATTAAAGTAATCCTGCACGCTAGGTATTTGAAGACCACTACTCTGAGTAAGAGGTATCAAGAGCTCACCTTTACTATCATCATCTGGATTATTGTAGTTAACCTTCATATGACTAGGAATACCATGCATAGGCAGAGATCTATTAACTAGAATATTTTCTACTTGCACATCCTCAGGTCTAATTCCAAAATCATCTAAGGTTACGGTCTCACCAGAATTAGGGTCTATTACAAACTGGTTAGATTTCAATCCTCCGTTATTGAAGTAGTCTTTAACGTCTTGCTCCATAGCTTTAGATACTGCAGGCTTCATACCAAATGAACTTAGTGGTACATACTCTAGAGCCATCGAACCTGTTTCTCCTCTAGGGTCTTCCTTCACAGGAGCATTGTTTACCATGTAGTCTCTAAGATCTTGTTTTGCGTCATTATAATCTTGGTACTGACTATAAGCCATACCTGGGGATACACCTTCCATAGCGTAAGCTGCTCCTAATTTAATAGCACTAAACAATCCTCCGCCTGAACTATGTAAAGGGTTATTCCTCACTCTATTCTCCAAGTCTTTATACTCAGGATCATTCTTAGCTTGATCTCTATCGAGTCCGTATACATATTTAAATATGTTGTTCTTAGCTACCAAGTCTCTTTCAAGATCTTCTTTCTGCTCTTCCATATATCTAAGTTCTTCTGGAGGCAGTCCACTTTCTTTACCTTCAGCTATTTCCTGCGTTAAAGAAACTACTTGTTTTTCTACTGCTTTTATCTCTTTGTCTGTTCCTTCAGCTGTTCCTCCCCCCGGAGTCTGATAATGAATAGCGTTGTCTGTGAACACAAGACCTGTTGCAGAAGAGCCAGAAGCAGAAGCTTCCATTTGAGCTTTAACTCCTTCTAGATATATAGGATTGTACTTTACAGTTCTCTTATTTACTGTATCCATCTGCTGCTTACCAGTAACTGCAGCTTGTCTGTATGTATCTAGCATTGAGTTCTTTGCATCGAACTCCAGCTTACGTCTCATAGTCTCAGAGTTACCAGAATCTATAGCTTGTTGAATTTTACCAATAGCTTCTAAATCAGGATTCTCAGCCTCTTTCAATTGATCTATTTCCTTATTAAGTGCAGCTACAATTTCTGAGTCTTCTTTGCCTAAGGTCATTCCTTGAGCTTTTCTGCCGTAGTAGCCTTGCACTCTAGGGTCATTAAATACTCCGTTTAGTGCTGCATTTACCTTGTCTGGGTGTATTTGCTTTATACCCTGAGTAGTACGTACATCGTACATACCATTATTAAAGCCTATGATATCCTGCACTACTAGGTTACCATCTACTGAGATATTGGTCATAGCTTTATTAATCATGTCCAACAACTTAGGATCTTGCCAAGCCTTCACACCTTGAAAGTAGTTATTAGCCTCGCCCTCTTCATTAACTTCTAAACCTTTATAGGCAGATGTAGACAAGCCTAAGTTTATATTGTAATCATCTGCATCTATATCCCCTTTCTCCAGGGAGTCAGACAGTTGCTGCTGGTACGTCTGGTACCTTTTAAGATTTTCAGTTAAAGGAGCTGCACCTTTTTGATACAATGTACCAGCCCTCAGAACAGAGTTAGTAAAGTTGGAAAGATTGCCGAAGCTATTCTTTGATGCTTCCTGGGCTACAGCATTAAGAGCACTATCTGTAGAAGATAAAAGATCTCTACGCATTTTCTGGTCACCTTCAAAAGGTGCTGCTTTCAATGAAGCAGCTTGCCTGCGCAGAGACTCGTTGTTTATCAAATTATCCATATGGCGCTGATACGCCTTGTTCAAGCCTTCAGGGGTAGGATCTACATACCCGCTAATGACTTGACCAAACTGAGCTTTCTTTCTCATTTTCTACGCTTTTTACGTCTAACCTTATTAGACTTCTTGATGTATCTGCCTTTCCTAGCTTCTTCCTCCTTAGGCTTGAAAGCCTCTTCAACTTTAGAAGCTTGGTCGTTGACAACCTTTATATCTCTAGAGCCCATCCCAAACGGAGTATTGCCTTTGTATACATTAGCATAGTAGTCAGCAGCAGGTGCACCGTACTCCATCATGTCACTCCCAAAGTTAGCATACTGCTGGTTATAGTCTTTAACAGTCTGAGTACCAATCTTACCAAGCTGATTCATAGCATTAATATCCTTCTGGACATTCATTGCTTGAGCTCTGTTCTGCTGACCTACGTTAAACTGACCTGCTGCCATAGAAGCTTGCTGGTTACTTCTACGTATACCTACGTTAGTTCCCTTCTCCTGACCAGCTATTTGGATATTAGCTCTGTTCTCTTGGTCAGTAATACCACGTTGAGACTGCTGTCCTGCAGCTAAGTTCTTTTGTTGCATAGCAAGTGCTGCTGGGCCTGCAAGTCCTGAGCTAATTCCTGCAGATCCTGCTTGAGTCTGTTGTGCTGCAGCTGCGCGTTCTGGGTCTAGGTTTACTCTACCCATACGAATCTCTTTCGCATAAGCAGGAGCCATTGACTTAGCAGTAAAGTCTTTATTGAGTGCAGCAAGAGGTCCTAATGCTTGGAGCGTAGTACCTGTCATCCTAGGTCTAAACTTAGCAGGGTCTCCTTCTGCTTCAGCAGCGGGAGCTTCTTCAGTCGGTGCAGTTTCTTCAGGAGCAGGCTCTGATTCATCTACAGGCTCTTCAAAATTACCTACATCCCATTCTGATGGATCCTCAGGCTTAGGCCCCTCAGGTGTTTGCTTGTATGGTACATAAGCACTAGCAGTTTGCGCACCAAGCTTACCATCTACCTTAATCTGCTGGTCTTCAGGAGCTTTCTCATTGTACTCTTTCTGGAATCTTTCCACGTCTTCAGGCTTAGATGGGTCAAAGTTCTCCCAATCAAACCAAGGATTGTTCTCTTTAAGACCTGCTACTTCATCTGTCCCAACCTTCTCACCTTCTTTTTCATATGTCCCAAGCTCAGTCCTAGATTGTCCTTCTATAAAATCTCTAGCTTGTGACCCTTCAGGTGCAATTTCATATCCTTCAGCGTCAGAGTCTGCAGGCATTACATACCCACTGTCTTCAGCGAACTGACCTTCTTGAGCTTTAATCTTACTGGGATCTCCATCACTACCCCTAAGTTCCTCATTGAGTCTAACATAGCGTGCAGTAATCTTAGCTGCTTCCATGTTATTCTTAGCTCTCTTGAGCTCTCTCTCAAGGTCTTCAGCTAAAGTGTTACCTGTAGCAGGGTTTTTGATGTGGTCAGATACTATGTATTCCTTTTCACCTTCTGTGGTGTCTACATCAACCTGCAACTCACCATCTTCTACCTCAAGGCCTGGCTTCTTCTTACCACCTTCTTCAAGTATGATACCACTGTCAGAGCCCATACCAGCCTCGTCGTGCTTATTGCCGTGGAACTTAAATGCACCATACCCAATAGGCTGCATAACACCTCCTGGGAGTTTCTTAGCAGTCTCTTGCTCAACTTCTCCCCCAGTCTTCATGTTGCGCATGTTCTTAGCGAACTGCGCTCTACGTCTTAGAGTATCATTGTTACTATTCATTGCACGTTCTATGCATTGATCTGTAACTTTACCCCCACAGTAATCTGTGAATGCGCCTATGGTTCCTTTCTTCTTCATCTGGCGTTTAGCCTTTTGAAGAAATCCATCTTTTTTGTTAGCCATTATCTAAATGATTTACGGAACTTAGTACCAGCCGCATACAAATGTACTAAATTTCTGTTAGTATTATCCTTTATAAGTCTGACCCCCATATAGTGGTCAATCATCTTTCTTCTGTTATACCACTCTTTATTCTCATTAACATAGTTGTTGTTTACTATGCCTTCCTCTGTGAACATGGTAGTAGCTTGAGGGTGTACTGTAACTGAAGTTGTTATGTTTCCTGCAACGTTTTCAGTACCAGTGATTAACTCACCGTCGTTAAGCTGTTGCTGCACTGATAGATCTCTAATGTCGTTGATGTACCACATTCTATCTACCAGCCTAGCATTGTTTAAGTAGTTGATTGTCCTAGGAACACCTGTAATCTGAGTACTATTGTATGCATAAAACTCATCGAATACAGGATTAGATATGCGGAATGATTCCGATATGCTATTCTGGTCAGGAAGGAAGGACTCAGCCCAGTAGAACAGGTTAGAGAACAGCTTAGACTCTCCAGCTCCTGTATTGTCTATGAACTCTACTTCGAAGTTGTATATATCTCCGTAGAATCTACCAGGGTTATTCTTATTAGTATGCTCCCAGCTTCTGTCTTCAGCAAAGCTGATCAGGAACTCAGAGGTGTTAGTGTACAGTCTAGGTCTGTAGCTGTGTCTGCTACCCCATACCTTCATCTCAGGGTAGTATGATACTGTCCACCCCTCTTGTCTAAAGTAAGTGGGGTTACCAAATCCTATAGGTCCGCAGAATACAGTACCTGCAGCTTTAAAGTTTACACGCTCTCCAGGTACAGATATCTCATCACCTTCATTACAAGGTTCTCCTGGAATATTTATGATGGTAGGTATGTTGTTTACGATTACAATCTGACCACTGTAGAATGCCTCAAAGAATGCTTCTGTAGGAACTGGTTCATGTTTAGTAATCAGCACACGCTTAAACAGTGGATCATAGCCAAGAGTAAATCCAATAGGGACAGTAAGCTCTGTGGTAGCATCAGTGTAAAAGCCATTAGCTGCTGCGTCAACACTGTCAAGGTTTATCCCAAACTGCTCTATAGCAAATGGCATATTCTCTCTCAGCCATGTCTCCATGCCGTTAGTAATATCCTGAATGCCTTGCCCACTAACGTTGTAGACTTTCTTGTCTCTATAGTTTACATAGAAGTGACCATACGCTGTAGTTACATGTGCATGTCTTGAGCTAGTACCTGCATGTCCTGCATCAGCTTGCATAACCTCATCAGGGTCTTGGGTAAAGATGTTACCACTTCCAATGAATGCAGTAACAGCATCAATAGATAGTTGCTCTTTACCTTTAGTCACAAACAATGACCTGTCTGTGTGTATGTACAGGTTACCGTTTAGGTTAAACAAGTTCTTTATCTCACCTCTGTGTGCAGGTATGTCTTTGAATTCCAGTGCTCTAAACTTCCTAAACCCATCAGCAAGACTGCCTGAGTCTACATCAGAACGTACTACCCTGTTAGGGAATGTCTGCACCTTAGTCAGGTCAGAGTATATAGGTAGTGGTGTAGCAACCTTCAAGATCTGCAGTGCAGAGAAGTGAGGCTCGTACAACAACTTATCAGGTTTGGTCAAGTCTTCAGTAGGAGGTACAAAGACAGTATTGTTAGCTGTGTTGTAGTCAAAGAACATTGACGTTTCACCCCTCTCTACATCATCTACATGCCTAAATCCTATGAGGTCATCAGACTCACACATGAATGTGTAGACTGTAGACACTGGATTGACATCACCTTTTACCCAGTTTGTGGAGTCTTTTAGGATACCTATAGTCTGCTTAGCAATGTCATAATCAGTAGGAGTACTGCTATTAACAAGGCCATTAGCTACACCAGCTACCCAGTTCCATATAGCACTCCCATCTGTAGCTCCAAACCTCAGAGCAGAGGCCATATTAGTATTACTGTAGTCTAGCCCTGACGGTATATCTGCCTGAGGTTTAAGCAGATTACGGATAGCATTTGCTGATAAAGCTCTGATATTGAGATAGTCTACATAGTCTTGACTGTTCTCATATGGACTTAGTAGCAACGAATCCGCTCCACCATCACCTTGCTGAGATGCACCTCTGAAGTAAGCATGTCCGTAGCTCTGAGATGTAGTTCTGAATGAGTACTTAGTAATGTAGGTATCTCCTCCATATATATCAGGTGACTCTGCTCCTAAGTAATAGTTGACTCTATCCCCAACCCCATTACCACCTGTACCTTCATCAAGGTCTACAGCTCTAATAGGTTGGAAGTGCCCTGTCCATACTAACTGCTGAGCATGGAACGGGTTAAAGACATCAGTACGAGTAGCACACACATTCACAAGCCAAGCCATAGGAAGACCGTAGAACTGATTAGTAGGCTTCATGATGAAGTTCAATCCTTGGTAATCCTTAGGATCTTTGAATTCATCATTGTCTTGATTAAAACTATCTACTGCAGGTGAAGTGCCCCATACCTGCCATGTCAAAGGAACTCCACCTTGTGCAGCATCTGGGTACAGATAGTTGAATGACTCTCCCCATCTTACTGGTCCTACACGATTATTCCAAGTTACTTCATTGTATTGATATGCAGGAGCATGTCCTTTAAGTGCAGGTAGTCCACTAACTAGTCCAAATGCGTAGGATGTTTCTCCTGATCTGTTGAACAAGAACTTAGCTCCTTTGAAAGAACTAGAATCTTTAACTAAGTGATCTTCCTTACCATGCAGCAGTATCTTACTACCTGCATCTATAGCTAGAGTAAACCTGTTATCTGCAAATTCATCTCCCCACCAATAGTTAGGAGTGTTGTAAGGTATGCCATCACCACCCTTGATGTTGAATATACCGTTAATGGTAGCTGACGGAGATAGATACGTAGTCCCAATAAGAGTTGATGTTCTCCAGTATCTGACCCTAGACATCTTAGCCAATACAGCTGCTGCTTTCTCAGGCTTCTTTAAGTCATTATCCTCGGCAGGTTGGGTCATGTCCCTACCCTTCCTAGCTTTTCTAGCTCTTTTTGCTCCTTTACTGTTATCATTATCGTCGTGAGCTCCGTCCTCTGACTTAAAGTTGGAAGTACCATCGTCACCATCTGTTGTAAAGATGGTTTTTACATCATACTCACTATCGTCAGAAATGTCTAGAACTCTAGATGAACCGTAGAATGCTTTTTTAATAGCTCTGTCTGCGTCAAGCTGTCCCAATGACGCAGAGTCAGCCCACCAGAAATCTACAGTATTGCGTAGGTCTTGGTGAATCCAACCCATAGACCCAAACGTAGTGCTGTGAGCTGCTTGAACTTCTACATCGTTATAGGTAACATGAGGATCCCCATTTAAGTAATCCTCTTTGCTAAATTCACTTGGTGCTCTAAGCAGCTTATCGTGAGATACAGGCTCATTGACAACTCCTGGTCCTCCAGCAAATTGCCTGAATATTACCCCGTACTGACACTGAATGTGTGTAGCAGGGGATACATCTTCCCTATCCCTTAGCATAGTGAAGTCATGGAACTGGAATACAGGGTTAGAGAAGTATCTCTTACTACTGTTTGTATTCCCTTTCCACTCACCTATAGTATCTACTGTACTGCCGTCAGTATGATCTAAGCCTCCGTACATGTAGAATGCTTTGACGTACGGTCCTGATACTACAGCCTCTAGATTCTGCTCAGGAACTGCAGCTACTTTAGGCTGTGATGGTACTGCAAGACTTTGCCCAAGTATTGTCTTGTCACTCTGATTACGCTTAGCGTAGTATACTTTGTAACCCTGTACGTTACCTAGTATCTCTCTAGGTATCTTCACATTACTGAGCCTGATACCCATAATGTTTATGGACTCTGAGACAACCATGCTCCCATCTGTCCCAAGATCACTAGCTGTATTTCTTTGACCTCCCTCAGGGTTATAGTTCCACTCTAAATAGTTTTCAAGGGGATCATTCCTACGTATCATAAATGACCTAGAGTCATTCGTGTTAGATGGCATTCTGTGATGCCTTACTGGTGTGTTTGCTAAACTATTAGCTGGGTCTATGAGAGCATTACCCTCATTAGACACATCTCCTATGAGGAAGTCTCTAGTGTTAGGATATCTCTCATTGATATTCTCCCAGTATCCTGTAGTTACATTTAGGTTAGCTAGTGCTTCAGATGTATCTACTATCTGGTATACTCTAAGACCAGGATTCTGCTGAACCATCTCACTTGGGTTAAACCCGTGAGCTTCTTGGTGATTCTCAGGACTGTAGAGAGATAGGAGATCTGTTTCCCCCATACTTCCACTAGTGTTAGTCTGCTGATTTGTAAAAGTCAGACCATTGATAGTGGTTCTCTCTACGCCTTCCCTGCCTGGGATGTGATATGCATAAGTCTCTGATCCATCGTTAAGTACAAATGATATGTAGAATGCATATACTTCTCCTCGTCTGTAAGTCTTGCGCTTGAAACTGTATGCAGGATCTTTATATCCTTTACGAGTAGTAAGTTGATTATCAACTGCAAACTCGTTTAGTATCTCTGCGTAGCTCCTATCTACACTGTCTACATCTGAGGTCCAGTTACCTCCAGATAGCTCCCACACTTTACTGTACTGCTGCGGTACTAAAGAATCGTAGGTCTGCAGCATCTTAGCATACCCATAGTTAAGTATGAAGGTGCTGTACAGCCTAGGGTCAAAGCTGTCTACTCTGTCTACTACAGTATCAATGCGTATGTTATGCGCAAATGGCTGATAACCAATGTCTTTGTTAGACGTTACGTTAGCCATATACAGCCTATTGTCAAGCTGGTCTATTGACTCTGCAGCTATGTAGTCTACGTTGTCTACAACAATGTCTTCTACAGCTATACTCTGAGAGTCTTCTGTACCAGAGTATACTATGTCCAAGTCTATAGCCCCATTGAGAGGTACTTGGATAGGAGTTAGTTTGACTGCAGTCATTGCAGTCTTTTGCATCTTAATGACTACAGGCTGTATCAGCTCATAGTCTATACCGTCTAACCTGTTGATAGTCCAGCATATAGACTTACTAGTAGGGGTACCACCTTCAGCCCCTATGAATGCGTTTGTGGGGAGTGTGTTCTCAGGCTTAGGAGCTATGTATACAGGGTTAGAGATAGTAAAGTAGTTAGTCTCTAAGCCCTCATAGTCAGCATAAGCTAGAGCTAAGTAGTATGCTGCAGACGGTAGAGCACCACCGTCAAGTATTTTAACTTCCTCAAAGTTACAGTGATTACCTATTCTTGGAATAAGCTGCAGTTTGTGATGAGTGTTGTTCTGATCATACAGCTCGTTAATCTGACCTCCGTTAAATCTAAACTGTAACTGCTTAGTTACATTAATTACCCTAGGTGGGTTGTAGTTACTTGCATACTCAAAGCTTGGGTATATAGCCTCATACTCTACGAACCCATCAGTGAAGTACACAAGTATCTCACTTGCTTGGTTCCTACGCTGAGTGCATACTATAGGATTGCTGAGCTGGAAGTTTAGCAGGTTATTCTCATACAGTATTACTGTGTCCTGATTCCTTGTATCCAGTATACGTATTTGATCTGTAAGTATCTCTCCGTCAACCTGTTGACCGAACATTACTATGCGGTCATCATCTAGTACTACTCTACCTATTACCTTGAAATTAGCATTAGTAGGATACTCAGTAGTACCCCACTCATTGCTGATACTCCCCTTCTTGATATTGATGTTAGCGTTTAATGCATCACGCATTGTACCCTCAGGCTGATCTACCCGAGCAGTATCCTTGAACATACCTTTTCCTAACTTCTTCATCTTCCATAGGTATTGTACCGACCTCTATATATGTCTTCTCTATCCCCAAGTTCATCAAACACATGGTCATGTCTGTTGATGTTCGGGATAAGTCTAACCCATTGATTCATAAAGCTCTCCATCCTGTCAATGTCTGGGAACACTGCAGCGTTACGAGCTTGAGTACAGTAGTACTTCCACTTGTTGTCAGCAAAGTCATACTGTATCCCATTCTTAGCAGAATCCACTGTACCCCCAAGAAGCATCTTCTTGTAGATGTACCAGAACATAGCTTCCTTAAAGCTCACATCGTCTGGAACTAGTGGGTAACAGTCAGCATCTGTAGGCAAAGCTTTGTAGCTGATACATACAGTACCTGTAGGGAATGAAGTTTTGATATAGTCACTCTCAATGAAGTAGCAGCTTACATGGCTATCATGATGACAGTCAGGACAATCAGACTCAGGGAAAGTATTAGTACAATACTTAAGTGGGATAAGATGATTACCTTCCTCCCCACCTACTAGTGTATTCTCAAGTACCACTATCCTAGAGTTTATATCTCTAAGTTGGTGGTCAGATGTTTTAGCTATCGAGTTATAGTCTTTAACATCTGCCTCAGTTAGGGTAGATGTATAAGTTCCATTAGTAGAAGCTATAATGTGATTAGAGATAGCTTCTCTGGCTTGCGTATATGTTATCACAAGCTTTGCTACTTCATCTTTTAACTCAGATATCTCTGACTCAATCTCTGCAGACTTTATGTGACCACTTGTAGCTACCTGTTGAGGGTAATACAAATCAGCAGGTAAAGCTGCTTTGTGGTTCTTAATCTCCACAGTGCAGACCTTAGTAATTGTCTGAGCACTACTCCCAATATGCTCCAATGCTTCTCCTATCCACTCAATAGAATCATGAAGCCAATCCCCATTCTGAGAGTGAGGATTGAGATCACGCATGACTTTACGTACTATCTCCTTACTAGATATGGTTTTATATATCGCCATGCTTTCTAAATCTTAAGTATGCCAGATCATCGTCTTTGAGTAGTTTGGTCAGCTTCTCTTTATTACCTTTTATACCTCGTGTAGGTGTAAACCTATACGCACTCTTGTTAGAAATCTTACATCTAGACTTCTGCCAGTGATACTTACAGTACCAAGGATCAGTGTAGTATATGAACCACTTTTCACCTTGACCTGTAGATACGTCAAAGAGCTCCTTGCCTTTTGCTAGAAGCTCTTGCTTGTACCTATTGCTCTCCCACCAGTCTATTGTAGGCTTGCTGGGATTACGTTCTATCCTACGTATTGATAAGGTAGATAGGTTACTACCCATACTAAATTCCCCACCGTCAAGAATATGCTCGACTATCAGCATGTTGAATTCCTCACAGATTTGTCTAAACAGACGAGTCTCTATGGGGTCTTCAACATGCTTTACATAGTCTTTATGTATATCCTTGATAGTAAGCATTAGCGCTTCTTACCCATTTTAGCTTTACTCCTACGGTCCTTAAGAGCTTTCGTCATAGGTTCAGTCTTGTTACCGTCCTTGTCCA